TTAAATCTATTAGCTAGTTCGTTACCTTCAGTAATTACTTGTTTTGAAGGTGCAGTTGATGCAACTGTTTTACTCGCTGTACCTTCGTTAACAGTTCTTTTGTTACCGTTAGCGTAAGATTCTGCGATTGTAGCATAAACCAATTTAACTTCTCGTAAGGTTGTAGCCCTATCGAAGTTCTCAATGACCTTAATTTTTTGAGATTCATTTAAATTGTATGCTTTAAATAGTTTATTTGAAAACAAAAGTTTTGCATTCAATAAATTAATCTCATTAATTTTGTCTTTTAAGAATTTGATAACGCCGTAAGCTTCTTTAAGTTCAGCTGCTTTTACCTCTAAAGTAACACCAGCATCAGACATACCTTTAGATAAATCAGAGCCAAGATGTCCTGGATCGTTTTCGTCTTCGTCTTCGTCTTCTTCTTTTAGAGCTGCGATAATTTCGTCAAGGTCAACTTCTTCTTCGTCCTCACCTTCTTCTTCGGTAAGTTCATCGTCTTCTTCATCAGTTGGATCAACAGCTTCTATAGCTACTTCTTCTTCTTCTGCGTCAACTTCTAATTCGTCTTCCTCTTCTAATTCTAGCTCTTTGATGATTGATTCTAGATCAAGTTCGTCTTCGACTTCGTCTCCGATTTCTTCTTCACCTTCGATCTCATCACCAATTGGTGCTTCTTCTGTGGCCACTTCTAGGTCTTCGAGTTCATCTTCGCCCTCGATTGCTTCTAGATCTTCTATTTCTCCTTCTTCTTCCATTCCTAATTCTTCGTCTTCAATAGTATCTACATCGTCTTCTTCCATTTCGTTTTGAAGTTTAGCGGATAACATTGATTGAAGTTTTGGTGTGAAAGCTTCTTCGAGAGCAAGTTTAGCGTTAGCCATAGCAGTTTCTCTTACAGCTTTTGCGTCAGCAATTGCTTCTTTTAATAAATCGTTCATAATAAAACCCTTTATTATTGTATTGGGATTCTACAACTATTGAGACTGTGCAAGTTGTAATAGGAAATTATAAAAATCTGTTTTGACCTCTATAGGAATAGAGTATTGTTAAAACATATATAAATATGTCTTTTATTTCAAAACACTCTAATGTGTTGAGTCGGATTGTAGTTAGAATAATTTAGAATCTCTATCTTCCTTAGACATTCTTTTTTGTATTAAAATAGCGTGCTCATTTTGAAGTCGCTTTGTGTGAGATTTTTTTACGAAAAATCGATTTTCTCGTACTTTAATTAGTACTTCAGTATCTTTTATTTTTCTTTTAAAAATCTTAAGGGCCATTTCAACGTTATTATTATTGACTCGAACCCCGTTGGAGGAACCAGGCAGTGTATGATCGTTCTTTTTTCGAAAGTAATTATAACTAGGTAATCTCATTTATATTAAAAATTATTATTTATCAGATTGTTTAGCTATTACGCTAAGCTTGTGATGTAAGTACTCATCTGAGTCATCACTATCCCCGTCGTTATCAACATCTTGATCTTCCATATCTTCAAGATCTCCTTCTGCCTCCTTATCATCAATAAAATCAGCTTCGTTGATATTGTAATATTTTGAAAGTGTAGTTCCTATATCTTCGTAGGATCCCTCTAACCGTTGTTGCAGTACGGTAATTTCTTTTGCAGTTTTTTCAAATAACTTAACAGAGTCGTTAAGATGTTTCATGTGTCGACCGACAGTAACATTATCAAACCAATCTTCAGATTCACCCAATGTTACATCTTTAGCACTGTTACATAATTCCTTAATTGCATTTGTAACGTCTTTAAGATCAGATTCTCTGTAAATAGATTTATTAAAATCATTAAATTTAGAAACTGCCTCTATAAAGGTTTTTTTATCTTCATTAGTGAATTTAGCTTTAGTTTCTTCATCTGTAAGCCATGATTCATTTATTAGTTTTGATAATTTCATAATAACTGCTTTCTTTATTTGCTTTCTTTAATAATATCAGTTATGATACTGTTAATTTTTGCATATTTGTTGTTTTGTATTTTTTTGCTTTTATCAGTACCTTCATTTACTGGTGATAAAAAAGCTCCTTGAGTAGATGGATTCGAAACAAAATCAAATGCAATTAATTCAAAGTCAGGTTGTACCTGTACAGTATCTTCTCCGTTATCTTCATGAATCTCTTTTACACTTCCTAATCCCCTAGATGATATACCTAATTTTATACCAGCTTTAAATAGTTCTTTGAGTATATTACCTGCAGGTGTGGACAGTACCTCAACAACTCCTACTAAATCGTTCCCTTTCCAGTCCATTGAAACTACATTGTGAGATACGTTACCTAGATTCACTACTGACGATTCAGGATGATCAAGTTCTCCGAGAGCTCTTCTTTCTTTAATTTGAGTATCTGAATATTTAGCTGCTTCTCGCTGCAGCGTTTTCATAGGATATACCCGATTGTTGTGATTTTTAGCTTCTGCCCTTTGTAGAACACCTCGCACAATTAACTTACCATTTTTAGCTAATGATTCATTAATTTGTTCGGGCGAAACTTCAAATGGAATGTAATCTACTAATAGTTGTTTATTCATATTAATTATCCTTTTAAACCCAGGTTCCTTTTTTCTTGTAAAGATCAAATAAGATATAAGCTACTTCATTACGAATTAAAGACCTAATTTTATCTAAATCCTTAATACTTAAATCCTCGTCGACTCTTTTATCGTATTCACCTTTAATTATATTTATGATTTCTTCCCTTAACACTTTAGCTTCCTAAATATTTAAGTTTATTAGAAATCCTAACCATTTTTTCAGAAATCTTTAACATCTTACTTTTTGTAGATTTCCAGTACTGACTCGAATTTACACCTGTTTCAGTTTTTAGTTTAATATTTCTGTTAATTGTTTTTTCTATTTCGTATAACTTTCGATTTACCTCAGATATAGATTTATTTACTTTTTGTTTAGATGTAAATGAATCATCGGATTTATATTCCTTGTAAGTAATCTCGTTAAGGTGCATCATGGATATAATTTGTTTGTATGTACTCATTTTTACCTCATCTATATCTTTAACAACGGTATACCCTGTACTGTCAGTAGCAGACTTCATACGTTTCTTTTTACCTTTTTTTGATTTACCTGTAAATGCATTCGGTGTATTATATCCTGCTACATTTCCTGTAACATTCATTTCCTCTATATCATCAGCTGATTCGAGTTCCTTTAACTTATTTTCTATGTCCTTATTTAATGTCTTCATCTAGGTTTAATTAAAATCCGTTTTGACGTTTCAGGACGTAAATTGCTTTATTCCCGCTTTCAACTATTTTTGAAGGAGATAATTCATATAGTTGACCGACGGTTAAATGTGCTATATTAATTGATCCGCCACTCGATAATGTAATTGTTCCAGCAGCTGCAGCATCACTTTTAATAACGGCTCCGTACCCGTAATTTGATCCTGTAAAATTTACTGTAGTATTTTGGACCGTAATTGATTGGAAATACTTACCTGGGTCACCTAATCTATCGAAATCATTCCCGTTTTCTTGTCCGGCATAACTCCAGCCTGGTTTTGGATTTGCAGCCATATTATTTATCTAAGTTTTTTAGTTCTTTAATTAATTCATAATATCTTAATAAGCCAAGAATATGTGAATCTTTAACTGTTCTTATTTTACTAAAATTATTAGTTAAATTAGATACTTCATTTAATTTAATTTTAACTACCTTATCACTTACCTTTTTAGATAATTTAATTATTTCTTTATTTAGTAATTTAGATTCCTTTTGAACATAGTCCTTTAAGGTAGTTGTATTGGATATATTATTAATATATTCCTTAAGCAAAGCTTTTTGTTTTCTGTTTAAGCCTGTGTACTTACCGTTAAATCTATCTACCAATATTTTATAAGATAATAGCCTTAAGTCCTTATCTGCCTTTGTGTAAGATTCTAAAGCTTTTTGTTTGTCTACTTCTTTAATTGGTTTATTTGTAATATGTTCTAATATTGTAAATTTACAGTTAACAGTCTCTGTTGGATTTTCGTGAGAGCTATATTCAAATATTTTAAAGATAGAAGCTGATTCTTTATAATCACGTACACGAGTTTTAAAAAAATCTTCTAAATCAAAACTATGCTTAATATCCTTAATTAGCTCATACTTAGCTTTGGTTAATCTTTTACTGTCAATACGTTTTCTAGCTTTAACAACCTCTTCGACTAATTTATCGGCCTTAGATTGATTATTAAAATTAGTATCTAACAGGGCTTTATATAAATCTAATTCTTTTGTTAAAATAGAAGTTTTATTAAAGTGTTTTTTTATAATCTCTAATACTGTTAATTCACTTGTATTATTGAGAGTATCAGAAGTAAGTTGTCTTACTAATAACTCAAATAACACCCCTGTATTCTTAAATTTTGAGTGACGGAGTTTCTTCATTTTTTACTGTGTCCAATTTTTTTAAAATATATACTTATTTCCTATATAAATATATAGAAAAACAACAATCCATTATTTATTAATCAATTAATCTATCTTCATCTAAAAGTGTACCAGTATCTGTATTAGATTTTTTATTAGTTAAGGTTTCTTGAATTACCTTTTTACTTTTAAACCGGCTTTTTAATACCTTTAATAAATCCTTAACATCATTATTTACCTCACTGGTACTTTCCATAGCTAATGGACTATTTTTCTTAAAATTATGCTTAATTGATCTATCTACATTAAATGTTTTTGACAAATCTTTTTTACCTAATGGATCTAATCCCCGCGAGTGTTTTTGTGAACCGTACTTTGTATGTTCTTTTGGTCTGCCTGCTCCGGGCCAGCCATCATCGGGCATTTCCTCGTCATTTAAAGGCGTGTTAAGTTTATTAGATACGTGCATAGATGCAATATCATGTGCAGTTCCGTACGATTCATTTGTTACGGCTGGATCATTTCCTTCACTTTCAATTTGTTCTTTTCTGAATGTTTGTTTAGCGTCTTCAATAACTCCAATTTGTTGTTTGTGCCATTCATCCTTAGACATATTAAATATATTTTCGTACATCCATTCCTCTGAAACCATCTTTAAATCCTTCATGGATGATATTAAGCTCACCTTTTCGTTAAGGAGATTTATTTTTTCTTGTTCATATATTATTGATGGATTTGTTAACTGTAACTTAAAATTAATTAAATCGTCATCAGTGTATCCTTGAGAAAATAAATGTACTACTGCTATTTTATATAATTCAGATAATGTAATTTTTTGTATACGCTCTATTGTTCGTGCAAACCTAACATCTTCTGCAGCCAATGTAGCTTTTCCTTCGACTTGCTCGTCATACCCCAAGAATGCTTTCGGCACCTTTAGCGCCGCCATCATTTTGTTTTTCAAATATTCAATATCATCGATACCACCGAACTCCATTCCATTTAAGGTATCAATTTCAGTACCACTTTGACCACCACGAACAGGAAGGTAATAATCCTCCAACATATTCATCATATTGAACTTTAAATTATATTCCCCAGTAGCGTTATCTACGTAAGGAATTTTTTTCATTTTATTCATAATTTGTTGCATGTAACTGTCAACTTCACCAGGTGCGATATTACCAATGTCCACTTTAAAGATCCTTCTTTCAGGAGCTCTCATGATTCTATGGATCAACATTGCATCTTCCATTAACGTTAATTGTTTCCATGTCTTTCTAGCAGGCTCGATCATCGCTTTACCGTACGGTAAGAAATTAGAGTCATTTAATAATCTAAAGTGAGCTACTTCAAAATTCTCCAATTCTGTTTTACCCATTTCTGATTCATAAAAGAATTTTACTTCATATGGTTTTTCTGGGTCTAGTCCTTCAATTCTTTGAACCTCATATGCAGACATAGGGACTACATTTACGATACCTACTCCTTCTTGTATATCTAATTTAAGGTACATATCTCCGTATTTACACATATTACGGATCCAGGGCCAAAGGTTAAATTCAATATTAAGTATATCGTAAAATAAATTATGCAGCAATTTTCTGATATCTTCATTATCAGAAACTACACGCAATACATCTCCTTCATCATTTTTTAATGTACACTCATCACTATATATGTCAAGCGCAGATGCTAATATTGGATCAGTATCCATTGCTTCGTAATCAGAATATAATTCTAATTTAGATGAATAATAATTGTATTGTTGATTGTATGAACCCCACTGACCCTTTACCCCGTGTAACCGACTGTATCGATCATTGTACGAACTTTTACCGTAAACATTACCAGAAGATTGTAAATGATCAGTGTCAACTACGTAACTCTTACCCTTTCCGATCCTTCTTACTATTACGTTATTTGAAAATAGTCGTTGTAATCTGTTAAAAAATGATTTATCTGCCATAACCCTTTATCTTGTGTATAATATAAATATCATGTAAATATATAAAAAATAATTGAGAAAAACAAATTTAAATTAACCAAGTTAGGTCTTCATCACCTCCTTTAGTCTTCATACTCCATCCAGATTCCTTTCGTGTACTACCTGGTGTGTACGCTCCTTGGTACTTTCCGAAATGTCCAAGTGTTCGTTTATTTAGTTCAATACCCTCTTGTCTTAGTCTCAATGCTGTGTCTCTGACCCACAGAGCGATTGAAAAGCTCATTACTAGGTCATCGTGATATCCTACCTGTGCTTCTGGTCTGTTTCCTTTCCACACAAATACGTACAGTTCATCTAGTAATCGCTTTGATTTAATTATTGGTGTTTTTTCTCTCATCATAGTATCAAGCTTAGATATAATGAGTGGTCGTGTTCTCGATGTTGTTGAAAACCCTGGTACCATTTGTGATTTATCTTTTAGATCGTAACCTTTACTTAACTGTGACTGTACATCTACTACTGATAAATCTTTAGCTGTGTAAAATAAGTTACTGTAGTCCCTATCTATCGCGGGTTGGATGGCCGCCCATCCCACGTTAGAGTTCTCTATAACTAATAGTGCGTCGTTATATTCTGTAGCTGCGTTAACTAACATATTTCCGTAATCCTTGGTACCAATTTTTCCCTTATATTCTGCTACTTGTGTTAGACTTTCTACATCTATGATATGGAATGCAGAATAGTCACCTCCGTCTCCTCGCGCTACATCAGCTACTACAATATAATTTTTTGTGTAATCAGCTGGTTCCCATATCCAGTAATTACCGTCAAATCCTCTCTTTTCAATTGGATCACAACAATATGTCTCTTCGTACCATTTTAATATAGCTCCCTCTACAACTGAGTGACCGGATGTGATGAAATCGCAGTTATGTGATACAATACCATCTACATTAAATATATTGCCATTTTCAACCTGAACTACATCATATAACTTTATATTGTTCTTTATACGTTCGATTGATTTAATTAAAATATCTTGATTATTGGTTGAGTCTAATTTACATCCAATATATAATTCATTTGGATGTATTTTTATACCGTCCAACATAAATGGATGATCGTCAGAGCATTTTATTAGTGTACCGTTACTTAATGTAATGACCACGTGACTGGGTTTTTCCAATTTACGAATACCATGGAATTTTTGGAACCCACTTGGTGTTAATATTTCATATTTACTATTAACTTTCAACTCCATATCACACACTAATTCTTATGAATTTACAATTTAAAAAATCCTCTATTTCTTTTTGTCTTTGAATATCTCTATCCTTTAGCGTACCGTCAACGTTGTAATGATGTTTTTCATCTATTTCTAGCACAGTATTTTTTTCATGGTCATATGCATCTACAAAATACCCAAGTACTTGATATTCTCCATTATTTTCTGCATGTTGAAAATTATACCCGTGTTTTTTCTCATACTGCTTTATGATTGGGATTGAAGATTTATTGTATCTAGGAACGCACGCCCCTTTTGCGCTTTTAATATACTCCAAAGTACTTTGTCGCATTTTTAGTTTAGTTTCCTGGGTATGTGGTTTACCTAGTTGGTTTCGTTTATAATCTGGACAATGTCTACAATATTTAGTAAAATTATATTTTCTACCACATGAACATTTCAATTTTTCTATATCCCCATTATATTGAACTATAAACAGAATCCTATATCTAAAACTATATTGACCTTTATATGAATTTTGATTCTTTATTGTTTTTTCTAATATACTTGAATGTTTATATATTGATTTATATAATCTTGGATTTTCCTTTATTATTGTTCTATTTTTAGCTTTACCAAATAAAATTTTATAATAATTATCCAATTGCAATATCTGCTTAGTTTCATTAAACGTATATAGATCATTTATTTGATCTAATTTTTCTTGGATTTTAATATACCCCTGTTTAACATAATTACAATCTTCCATACAAATCCTCTAAATTAATATCTTTAATTTTCCCAGTAACAATATCTCGGGTAGTGACAAATGCATCACCCCACAGACAATCACACTCCTGAGCTGCGAATTTAGGTCCCAGTAACTCATCTTGCTTATCCCTCCATTCTTGATCTCTTTCTGGATGTAATGACCAGTGAAGTTTGATTGGGTTGAATTGCCCTCCGGCCATTGCATCGGTCCAGGATTTGTGAAAAAAGTTACCTACACCGTTTGGTGTTGAAAGTATAATGGCCTTACCACCCGTCGCTAATGTTTGTTGAGATGAAGCCCATATCTCTTCGATTCTATCTACAAAAGCAGCCTCATCTATTATAAGTAATGAAAGTGCTTCTGAACGGCCTGCATCTCCTCCGGATGATATCGCCTTGATTTGTGAACCATTTGCAAATCTTAATGATAATTTATTATCTTCAACTGACTTACCCTTTAACCAGCTAGGTAAATTGTCGTGCATAACCCTTACCTTTGTTACAAGATTTTTAGCTACTTCCTGTTTTGTTGCTATTACAAGTATATTTTTATCTTCCCCAAACACCATTGTCCATAACGAATACCCAGCTGATAGTGTTGATATCCCTAATTGTCTAGATTTTAATATTATATTATAATCGTGGTGCTTCAAAGCGTCTAGGGTTTTTTCCTGGAAATCGTATAGATTAAAATTAATTTTTCCTTTTGTTGGATGTTGAATCATACAGTACTTGCGCATAAAGTACACAGGGTCCTTTGCACACTTACGAAATTCATCTTTAATTATATCTTTTATTGATTTACTAGTGGCCATGTTATCTTACGTTCTTAACTACCCAGCTACTTCCGAATATTGTTGCTGCGCCACCAATAAAGTAAATTATTTTTGATTCGTACCATTTTGGTCTTGTGTTTTCAATGTGATCTAGATAAAGATCTATATTTCTTTCTAGTAAATGTATTTGACGGTCGTACGCGTAAAATGTCATTGTATCCATATTTAACATGACATCTTGTTTTGTTATAATAGTTTCAAGCGTTACAATCTTGTACTCTAAGGAACTTATTACTGTATCCTGCTTAGTGATCTTCTCCTTGTATTTAGAGATTAATTCTAATTTTAAAGAATCAACTATTTCAAGTGAGTCGCAATTAATTTGTGATGTTCCTGTAATAAAACTAAATACTAATAGTAACGATAACCATATTTTCATAACACATATTATTTAATACCTAATTTTGCTTCTAAGTCTGCTATTTGATCATCAACGGCTTTAACTGCTTTTTTAGCGTCTTTAACTTTTTTAGTTCTACCGTCAAGCGTTTCTTTTAATTTATTTACTTCAGCTTCAAGATGACTTCTGTCTGTTTTTATATCCTTTAACTGTTTTTTAAGTAATTCAACCTCTCTATTGTTCCCTGCTTCTTCCCGGTCAATTTCAACGTGCTTTTTTCTCTTACTTACGTTAAGTAGAAATATTGCCCCTAAAATGGTCCCGATTCCTGCAAAAATATAAACAAGAGTATCTTTTATTTTCTTAAACATATTATTGACTCAATATTATTTTATATATAAATATGTAGCTACAACCAATTTACTGGTACCCCTGTTGTAGAGTTTACTGCTATACCGGTTCTGAACCATGCATGTATTATATTTGCGAAGCTTTGCATAACCTGCTGCTTGGTTCCACCGTTTTGACCTAACTGTAATGCTGGTGTAATAATTGGTGGTGATGGTGGTGGTGTAGCAGTAAATGCAGGAGCCATTCCTAAACCTAGCGTTGTAGCGTATGCTGTTAAGGCTTGTGGGAGAATTATATTAAATGCTCCAGGTGCACCTATACCTAGTAGTGTTGTTTGTAGTGTTCCTAATGCAACCTGTGAAGTTATTGATAATGGCAGTATTGAACTAGCATATGTATTAATAGCGTTTGCCCACTCTCCTGCAGCTGCTGCTACATTATCTGTAGGCTCCATTTGTACTAATGCTTGTTGTAACGTGCTTTTTACTAATGGCATTTATTATTCGTCTTCAAGTTCGACTGGCTCGTTCATAATAGCTGCAGTGTAAGCTCTTTCGGCTTTTGCTATTTTAGAATTTAATGCTCCAACCTCCTTGTGTAAAGAAATTAACTCAGGTTTCATTTTTTGTTTATCTGCAGGATTAGCATTTTTGAATTTACCAACAATTTTTTTCTGCTTTTTTAAAAGCTCTTGTCGTTGATATAATAAAGCTTGATATTCCTCTACTGATTTTTTGAATTTTTTTGATACTTTAAATTCCTGTAGTACCTTTTCTATTTCATCTTTAATTAAAGACTTAAACTCCTGTAACTTGTTTTCCATTTTTATTTTTACTTCTTATTATTATTCGTCAAAAAATAACATTTTTGCTACTAATGCAATAATAGATGAATATACAAGCCAGATTGCCTTTGTTACATTTCGCTTCCAGTCATTTAAATCATCTACATCGTTCTTTATATCATTTATCTTAGGTACGAAAGCTTTTCTTTCGTTTTCGTGATCCCTTACTATTTCAATATTACGATTTAATTTTACAATTACCCCATCTTCTGGTGAAAAAAGCTTTTTTCTTATATGAGATAAATCATCTCTCATATCCTTTTGATGGTCATTTATCCTTTCAATCTTTTCTTGAATGATCTTTAGCTCCCCATTTGGGAGTTTCTTTTTCATCTCCTCTAAAGTTTCAAGAACTTTCCTAAAATCCTTTTCTCCTACCGGCATATCAATTTACTCTTTTTTTGGTTCGGATGGCCTTGATGTTTCTCCCCAAATATAACCTAGTACTGGTACTGATCCTGCACTGTAGTATGCTGCTAATTCAGTTAAACTAGCTTCAAATACAATTGCTACAATACCTAATACAAACCAAATTCCTATCATTATATAGGCTAAAGTTTGTCTTTTACTTTTCGTAAATAAATTATTCATTACTTTCTCCACTACTCTTTAATTTACTTAAAAAATCTGTTTTAAACTTTTCGAATCCTTCCTCGATCTGTTTTTTAATATCACCTTTATTTGCATCTCCATTCCATTTTTCAATAGAACCATCTTTGTTTACAAATTCTGTTTTTTCTAATTCACGTAAAACACCATCTTTATCCTTTTCAGCTGATTTCATCCATGATAATGCATTTTCGTATATCTTTCCCTGTTCGTATTTTTTCCAAGCTTCAGGTCCTTGAATTTTAATCTTATGTTCCATGTCTATGACACAATCTAAACATTTACCGTGTACCCTCTTCATCTTAAGATCAGCTCGACTAGGACTAGAACAAGTACATATCTCTTTAGTACAATTAGGAAACGATACTAAATATTTTCTTAAAGTATCCATCTTACCGTGTTTTACTTTAAACCCGTTTTTTTGTTCCCATTTATACCCTTGATCATCAAACCAGGTATCACCTACCTCTTTATGTTCCGTTACCTTATCGTATCCAACACTAGATTTGGTTTGAAATTTATGTGTACCATCTAACATCTGTTTGACGGCCTTAACATTTTGTAATTTGCTATTTGCTTTACTTTTAGCCATTTTTAATAGTTTTATTATATATAAATATTAAATTTTTTTTGTAAAAACTACTGTATAAATAACTACCAAAGGGCATTAATTATTTGATTGACTGGTCCGAATATACCTGTTATCTTATATGTTTTACCGTTATATATTATAACAATACCCTCAGTTGGTACTATATTTTTGAATCCTCCGGCCTGTTGAACCTTTTGTAAGTTATCTTTAACTTTCTTTAATTTACTTAAATCCCCACCTTTTCTGACAGCTGATATTGATGACGCTATTTTTTTTCTAATGTTTTGTACAGACTTTGCTGGATTGGCTGCTAGTAGGTTTTCTGCATTTTTTAAAATATCTGCTCCTAATTCAAACATAAGTGTTTCGAATGGTAACATATTCTTTTTAACTTGAGCGGTTACTTTTATTTTATCTTCTTTTTTGATCTTATCTAACAGGTCTTTGTCTGAAATATTTGTACCATTTAATCTAAAAGATTTATCCCCAAAAGCCCATCGCTTAACCAATCCCATTTTGATTGTGTTATCGATACCTTTAAATTTATTATCAATATAGTTTTCCCACCACGCTTGATGATATTCGGCTAATGTTGATGTATCTTTTAGATTAAATTGTTTTTGTAATTTGTTTAGTTTTGATAGATATATCGATTTCCTCGCTGCAAAATCAAGATGTGGTTTCATCTTTATAATTTGTGGTGGAATTATTTTGAATGTTTTTTGTATGTTTTGATTTACTTGAGTTATCATACCAGTCAACATTCTCCCACTATCAGGAACTGCCCCGATTGGAGTAGCCGTCTTTAAATCATATTCTATAGCTCCATGAAATTGTAATCGGGCTACATCATAACTAATTATATTTTCTGATGCTGGGTAGATTATTTCTAAATTCATAAATGCACTACCTCCTTTAAAGATCTTTTCTTTTTGAGCATCTGATAATGATGATACTGCTTTTTCGAGATCTTGCATAGAATACACGAAGGCTTTTTCGATATCACCTCTACCAGCAAATTTAGATTTCATTTGTTTGATATCCATGGGCTTCTTAATGGTGGATTTATTACGTGCTGCTTTTAACTTACCATCCTTCCACGTAACCATTAAATTTTGACCATCCGTTTTTTCGCTTGCAGCTTCATCTACATCCAATCTTCCCTGTAATCCTAAATCAATTAGATTTTTAAAATCTCCGAAAGTCATGCCCTTATCATCAAATGGATGGCTCATATGCCCGTATGCTCCTCCCTCAGTAATTAATCCTTCCTTAATACCTTCTTGTTTTGCAAAAGGGTTATTACCTTGACCGTAAGAAACAAAAAATAATCTTTGCTTGCCTACTTTTTTAGAAACAACCTTCCCCTCTCTTCCCGATTTCTCAAGTTCTTTAGTTGCATTATCATGTTTTAAATAAAAATTTCTTTTTTGCTTCATAAGTGAAGCTTTTTTACTTTTCTTAGGTTTTTTCTTTTTTTTAGCTTCGTCGAATATATTTGATTTAGGTAGTACTCTCATTCTCATAGCAGATTTGCCATTGATTAATAGATCTCCTTTTTCATTCCAACCTATTGTCTTTACAACCACTTTTTTATTTTTAAACTTTCCCATTAAAACAGTGTCACCAATATTAACTGGGATTGTTATATCTTCCATTATTCCAGACCACCATTCTTTAGTTAAGACCTGTTCGTTTACTTTTGTGTCTGGTAGTTCAACTTCAGTATCTTTTTTACGTTGCTTATCAACAAGTTTCGTAACTTTTTTTAATTCTCTATCTAGCTTATTAGGTTCTTTTTTACTTGTTACGGCAGATGATTCTGCTCCCATGAAACTAACAAATTCGTATCCTAACCTTAGAGCTACTTGAGATATACGCTTAACATATTTTTTCCAGGCTCGAGTACCTTTAATATCGTCACGATTGATCGGGGTAGTAACTCCTGCTTGACCTGCAGGAAAATATGTTACTGAGTGTACTTCTCTATCTGATATAGAGTCGAATTCGACAGCACCATCTAGTATATAGTCAACAACATCCCATCCCATTTGTTTTGCGTAAAAATCACCAGTTTTCGAGTACCCCTTGAATGTAGTAAATTGCAGGGCGGGCCCGTCATCAACTAATTGTTTTGCTGGGGATCCAGTGTTACTACTTTCATTTAAAATATTAGGTATGTCTATGGTAGATATAAAGGATTGCATTATCTCATTGATAGCTAATAACTTATCAGTTATCAACTTATAATTCTTAGTGTGACCGAATATACCACTAAAGAGCTTCTTTCGTGTCTTATCGTCAATCCCTTGATCTCCTAGTGCCTTCCTGATTTTAGTACCACTCATTTCACCGTAACCTGGTACTTTGAGAGACTTGTGCTTTGCAGTATATACGTACGCTCCTTCCCTGTACCCAACTTCTACTGGATCTCCTTTCTTCCATTTTTTAAAATGCTTACCACCTGATAATCTATCTGCGTCTTTTTTACCTAACATAAATACAGCTGCAGTTGTTTCAGGATCAAATTTAGAGAGTAACTCCTGTGCCTTGTAAGGACTGTTTACTTTAATAACATTTTTAATCCCGTGAGATTTAATTATTTTTGCTTTTTCTTGATATGAAAACGGAGATTTAGGCATTTCAACTTTATCTGATGTTGCTACCCATACTTCATCAAATCCTAATTTTTTTAATTCATCGTAAGTTTGTGCGTGGTGCTTACCCATAGGTTGGAACCTACCCGGGTAAATACCAATTACCTTTTTGATACCGTTTTCTTTCTTAACAGTACCTTCTGTAACTATTTGCTTTACTATCCAATCTCCTATAGTGTTCATATTATATATAAATATTTATATTAATAAGATGACCCCGGAAAAAGTTGAGTATATTATCGTTTTAAAAGGATAAAAATTTCCCAGGGCCATCTGATTATGTTATTTCAAAATCCTCTCCTATTGTCATCTCTCCGATTTCATCAATTGGATTGGATGTAGTTAGCTGTATCTCTGCTATGTTAGCTGTGTTATTTGTTACATCATCAATTATAAGTTTTTTGTCATTTGTAATTCTTAATCTATATTTAGTGTAATCTTCTGATTGTAACACAACACCTTTTTGAGAATTTAATATAGATATATCGTTATTATGCACAGAACCGGTGATCTGCATTAAATTAGTTTGTAATTGAAGATCTATTATTTGTTGTTGGAGAGTAGTTATTTTATCTTCATTTCCCTTTATTTGGTTAAAGAGACTAAGATGTTTTTGACCTATAAATTTACCTAATTCCGATAATATACTCATTGACGTAACGCCCGGTTTGGGTTATTTTTTCTTTTAGATATACATAACCGTTATAATTGTATATAAATATTTAGAATTAATAAAAAAAGGGGGAAATTGCTTTCCCCCTTTTAATTTGAATGGTTGTTAGAATTAAACCACTACCCGATTACAATATTATATATTGTTAAATCTTAGTCGTCATTTGCTTCTTCATCCCCATCATCACTTGCTATTTATGCAGCTCCGCCTGAAAAAACAAGATCAAATGCAACTTGCATTTCAGTTTCTGAACCTTGATCAGCAATAATGTCATTAGCCATGGTTTCAATGTTTGCTACTTCTGTAGAAATAACCCCGTTATATTCACTAGCTTCTTGACCTATAGTAATCGCGGCTTTTGCAAGGTTTGACTGGATTACCATACCAGTCTGAAGAGCAGATCCTTCCCTTATACCTGCTGCGAGATTCGCGAATTCATCCTCTCTGGCTGCTTGTTCAACGCGCCACACGCCACTATGCTTGGCTTTCATAGCTTCTGTTTGGCCAGTAACTGAGTCATCCATCTCCTGTTTTTTAGTATTTCTGAAGGTGCCTGCAACATCAGTGATACTTGTAATTGCATCATTGTTAGCTGTTACTTGCTCTCTTAGTTTTACAACCAGATTACCCGCGATTGCACTCATATTTGTCATCATAATTATTTTCTCTATTTATGTTTTGTTAAAATATTATTTTTAAGTTATATATACTATTTTTAGCTAGCTAGCTGCATAAGCTTCTAACTCGGACTTAGCTATAGCTAAGCTATCCTGTGCATATGTCTTAGCAGCTAATGCTTTAGCTAAATCAGCTGATGCATCAGCTTTGTTCGTCGCTGATTTCGTGAGTTGTGCTTGAGCGGCTTCAATAGCAGCTGTATCTTCACTTGCTGTAGCTACGGCAAGAGCTTTTGTTGATTCTTTTAATTCAGCTTCAGCAGCTACAAGGTTTGCTTCTGCATCAGCAAACTCGGTCAATGACTTATCAGCTTCAGCTTGTGCTGACATTACTGCGGCTTCAAGTTCTGCAAAAGATGCTGCTGCAGGTGGTGATCCGAAAGCTGCTGTAAATCCCATAACGATAGAATCGATACCATCAACAGATCCTGTGTGATCACTTACACGGCCTACGTCGATTATTCCATCACTGAAAAAAGAACTGTATCTTGTTATGGCTGCACCGTTGGAAGCGTCTATTGCAGATTTACAGTCTCCAAGTGACTCGAAGGTTGCTTCTGCAACTTCATCATCGACTCTAATACTATCGCTTGTAGCAGCTGCTATAGCGTTATACCTCTCTATAGCTGTTAGTCTTTCCGCTCTATAAGCTGTTATTTTTCTTTGCAAAGGGAACATTGCGTTTTCAAGCTCCAGCGCGAACACTTCCGCGTTCTGTACTTCTATTTCACCTTGTGCAGATAATGCAGCATAGCAATTTTCTTTAGAAGCTAAAAGGGCCTTAGCGGCACTTTCCCCTAATTTTTTTGAGTTTGACATCATAATTATTTTCTCTATTTTTTATTTTTATGTTAATTTTAAACTATAAGTTATTTTTAAGCTTCATTACCACCGAAGTTAGCATCTTTCCACGCCAATACAGTAGATAGAGCTGCGTTAACAAGCGCTAGTTCTACCTCAGCACGCTCTTTTATACCAATATATCTGTATTTGTCCAACATAAGTGGAAAATTAGCATCGCTAGCGTCGTTCACCTCTTGTTGTTTTGCAGTCACTGCGTCTACAAGTGCTAGGTGAGCTGCATCTGTTTCATCTGAATTTGGATCAGCTGCGAACTTTTCATCATAGCTTGTTTGTGCTGCAGAAACGACAGCTGCCAGTTTTTCTAATGAGGATGCTGCAGAAGCTTCATTGGCTGCAATGTCGTTTGTCCTTTCATTGATTAAATCATCATAGCTAGCTATAACAGATTTTAGCGAAGACTTTTTCTCATTAGTTGTATCAATTGCAGAGTCAACAGGACCTAATTCTGTAGCCATTACTTTTTGCTCTGATGATTTTACCCCTTCATACATATTGATCCTTGCATCGGCCAGGTTTTGCTGTGCGGTATAGTGAGATACATCCTCAGCTCTATTGCTTATTAAAGCTGCCTTGTCAGCTGTCAATTCAGACACTTTTTCTATCGAATCTGGACCAACTGCTAACCATTCTTGATTAGTCATTGTACCTGCAGCGTGAGATGCTTTGTGCCCATTTAACTGCGCAGTACTCTCTGCTAGTTGTTTTTCTTTTTCAGCTAAATCGCTTGCATAAAGGGCAGCAGCTGAAACGTCTTCACTTGCTCGTTTTGCTTTTTCAGAATTCTCTTGAGCGATCATTGCCTCTGCATTTGTAATGTTGGCTGTATGCCTTTCCATTCTTTGGTTTGCAGACCCATTCTCACCGTAGGCCGCAGTATAAAGTTCAGTAAATGACCCTAAATCAACCCTTACTTGAGTGAATTCAGATGCTATTTTCTCAGCCTTTGCAGCTGCAGCTGCATTTGCATCGCCTTCATTTTTAGTCAATAATGACATAAGACCGGTAAATTCACTACTTTCTACCAGCTGGCTTGCACCTTGACCGAAAAATGCTTGCTGTAGTGCTGTCGTTGCAGCTTTATGGGCTTCAACTGCTGCTGTTTCATCAGCTGAATATTCTGCGGCATCATTCGCTACTGCACTATTGTAGTTTGCTACTGATGTATTATTCTTTGCTGTATGGTTAGCTGAAATTTCGGCCCATTTGGCCTCTAAGTCAGCTATTCTACCTGTTTCGATCTCTGCTAGTTTGTTTGTTACTAGGTTCACGAAGAGTTTATTGTTACTCATCATAATTTGTTCTCTTGTTTATGATTGTTAAAAAAAATAAAAATACTACCTGTGCGCAATCAGTAGTAATGTCGTATGTATTGTGTATTATGTGTTTCCTCTGTATGGTGTTATATACTTGATATTATTATTATATTAAGATATTATTTTTAAAAATAATTAACCTCTATTTGTAATAACCCTTAAATTTATTTGGAAACTTTATTAGGAAAGTTTATGTGTGTCATTTTCAAATATAAATATCATTTTACATTGAAAACAACTGCTGTATAAAAAAATAATTTACAGAGATATACCGGGATTTGTGAAATCTAGAGAGTCAAGACCTTCTTCAAATGACGTAACATCTTCTGCACTGATGCCGCCCTCTTGTTCCCATTTTTCACGCTCAAATTCAGTAGTGGATGTATGAGCTTCAATACAGTTGTAAAGCACTAAATTGTATATGATATCATCTCCTATATTGTAATATGTGCTAGAACTCCAGTCTGTGACTCCTGTGGAAGATCCTAGGGCTACTTCTCGGATAGCTTGTATAGATACTCTGATTTCATCAGTGCTATCTACTTTTGTGTACTTAAAGGTAAGGAAGTTTATAAATCCGACTTGAAATACACCGTCATTTTGTAGTACGACGAATTTTGATTTACCCGTCTTGTACTGGGAATTTATTTCTTCAATACCGTATCCGTTGATCTTAACAGGGGCCCCGTTACAGTACAATCTAATAGTAATTGTTACTCCGGATTCACCAAAGTCAGATGAATCAAAGTCAAAGTCTAAAGCTCCTTCCTGGTATATTATATACTCTTTATCTTTATTAAAGAGAATCTTATTTGTACCTGTATTACTTGTTACTTCAATGTCACGGTCTACGACAATCTTCTTTTCAGTTTCTTGTAAATTGTCATATCCACCTCTATCGGTCATTAATGACTGCATAGCTGCTTCAACAACTTGTTTACTTAACCCGACTTTACGTGCCATTCGATTTAAATTAGCTATAGATGTTATATCGTAGTAATCACCATCACTTAGATTAGAAACGTACGTAAATTTAGATTTACCTTCACGCTTCCACTTTGTTCTATCTTTTATTATACCGAATTTCATAATATATACATTCTACAGACCTAATGCTTCGTTTTGAAACATTGTTGAAAATATTCTAATGTTATCAATAGCTATTGGAGGATTATTAGCAGCTAATTCGCTTCCGGTGTTTACCCATGTAAACAATATACGTTTAGAGTCACCTCTGTAATCAGATATATCAAGTTCGATAAACTCTCTCATCCAAACACTTTGCAGTGCGTACGCTTTACCAGTTGTTGTAGTATATCCTAAATTTGGATCCCAACCAAGGGGCTCTCCGTCATATGGGTCGTATTGAGTACCTGCTGAAACACCAGCTATAGTCTCTATTTGAAATACATTTAAGTATGATGAGTCTGCAGATCCTATACCTTTATAGTAAAATTCAAGATATGATTTTGCTGATACTTCAGGAATATCTACATCTATGTAAAAATGACTAACTTGTAGTGATGTGTGATCGTAGGTATTAGTGGTACCGGTATCAGAGCTAATGTAAAGAGCAGTGTCTCCGGTATGTGTCTCAGCTGATCCAAGTGTCCATGTATTAGTAGTGTCATTGACTAGTGTAATGTCACTTGGTAACCCAGATTCAAAATCAGTTTTAAATAAATCTACTCTAACAGTTTGTAATGGATTGTAAGTCATTTTTTATTTCACCTTTTTTTCTTGTACATCGTTTAATATGGTACCCATGATTTTCCTGTATTTACCACGGATAATGTAGTACCGCCACCACTGGTTAGTGTGAATGCATCCATGTGTTCTTGCCCACCACCACCGTAACACTGCCCTGCAATTGAGGAACTTAGGTAAAGTGTTTCATATCGTAAATTATTTATTACGTCGTAAACTCTACCAACATCTGTTGCTGTAGCATCCGGTAGTACGGTAAATATACCAGCGCTTTGAATTACACTATCTGATCCAGAAGCTATATAAAAGCGAGTATCGACGGGGATATTAAATGATTGACCGTCAGCTGTGTATTCTTGCTCTGTTAATTTAAATGTCGTGGATCCTTGAATATTTATTGATCCTGTTACATTTAATGAGCCTGTTACGTCAGCGCTTCTTTTTGTTCTAACTTTTCCAGTTGGTTCTATAAACATACTTTCTACTGCATTGGTGAATCCATTAGAATTTCCTGTTAAAAAACTAATACCTCCTTCATAGACAAATGAGTTTGCAATACAAAGATTATTTGGTGTTGCATGTCCCGCTCCGTGGTAAATTGCTGATCCTGTTATTCCTCCATCTTGTACTAATTCTATTCTTGGATTATCATTTTCATCTGTATCTGAATCATCAGCTTGTAATTTTAATACTACATCTCCACTCCCTGATGATATTATATGTAATACAGCATCTGATCCGCTAGGAGAAATCATTTCTGTTAAGCTTCCTGCAACTTTAAGTGAGCCTGTTATTTGATTCTCTGCAGTTGATTTAACGTATCCTCTCCCGTCGACCAGTAATAAATCATTTTCATTGGTGTATCCGTAAGATGGACTAGTTACCCTAAATACCGGGCCATTGTCTGAACCAGTTATATGTAATCCTCCACTCGGTAGCGATGCCATGGAATCTCCATTAATTATAGGTCCTATGCATACATCACCGTACGCTCCGATGAATATACGCTGTGTGTTAAATGTAGAGAGTGTTAATCGATTTCCTAAAGACCCATGTAGTGTATTATTATACGCTCCTATGTCTATACCACTCCAGCTATGCTGGACTGAAAATCTGTTACTCCAATCGCTATCTTGTGAAACTATTGCAGTTGAATTACCCCCTGTAGGGGATATAACTAAGTGTGGGTATGTGGATAATCCACTAGTGTAGTGATTTGTACCTGTTATCGCGATATAACTCGCGGTTAACGGACCAGTTATATTGATTGCTGTAGAAGATTCAATATCACCGGTTATGCTTAATGATCCTGTTATATAGGTATCACCTTCAATGTCTAATGTTGTTGCTGGTACAGTTTTCCCAATCCCTACATATCCGTAATTGTTAGAATCTACAGTAATTCCATTATTTATTTGTTTTGTATAAAACCCTGCATCGGTTTCACCACCTAGTGTAGCTCCTACTATAGATGAAGAAAATTGAAAGTCTGTATTACCTATAGATGTTATGAAAGGACTGGTGTATTCTTCATCAATATAGATATAAAAGTTAATTGACCCGGAATGCATATTACCATCCCGTAACACAGCAATTGAACTTGAAGGTAAAGCCTCTCTTCCGTAACTATTAATAATTGAATAGAAACTCGCTGTACTCGGGAGCCCACCGCTTCCACTTTGATGTTTAAAGCTCCAATCTAGTTCAGCCATTTTAGCTTGAGCTGCTGAACCTCCGTATAGTTGAACTAAAAATCTTCCTGATTTTGAAGTATAATCTGAGTAGGCGAAGCTTCCGATGGTTTGCCATTTATTATCATTCGCTGTGTCAGAATTTATACCATGCCAACTATAGTACCCATTTCGAAGCATTCCGGTTTGACCACTTTGAAAATCGAACCCCATATCACTGCTTCCAGATGATATAAATTTAATTGAACTTATATTTCCTGATGATGTTATATTATTTATTACAGTTGCATCTAAAGCACCTGATATATGTGTTTGGTAAGCTTGGTTTGAACCTGATCCATAGAATATTTGATTTTCTAGGAGGTTAGGGATGTCATTTGTTCTATCTATTGACGATACTTTTAATCCTTGTATTATTGTACCATTTGTTTTTAAAATGATACCCATATTTTGTATGAGATTAGTACCTATTGGTTTTGTTGTGGTTAAGGTGCTACCGCTGGCGACATAAACTGTATCACCATCAGATAAGCCGGTAAATCCAGTTATATTTTCATTTAAAACGCCAGTGACGACAGCATAACCATCTTTGTTACCTGTAGTGTCTAGGTCTTGAGCCAATATACCAATGGATGGCATTTTTGATGTATCAGATGCATCTGCCTTCCCCACTAATATTCTATTACTACCACCAATCTCCCCTTTAGAATAGACAGGAGTACCAGCATCTAAATTAACGCCCTCATCATTTCTTACTTGTAAATCTAATCTTTCACCATTTCCTAGGGTTAAATTACCTGCACCATCTGTTACTATAACTTGGCCCTCATCTCCATCTGTTGATGGATATGTTAAGTCGTTTAATATAATTGATGAGCCAGAGGCTTTAAATGAGCCTGTAATTTGTACTTCAGCTGAAGCTGTTGCGTACGTCCCGCCATCATACCATACATCACTACCTCCAACTGTAGGTAGGTTTACTAGACCTGCTCCGTCACCTATAAAATAATCTGATGTTGTTGATCCGGTAATATTTACTGATCCTGTAAATTCGTGGATATCTGATAACTCATCTCCGAATATAGTTGAACCACTCGTAAAAATT